GGACCCTAAGGGATCTTCACGAATGGCAGGTTCGGAAAGCGGACGAGATCATCGCCCTAGCGTCGGACATCGACCTGACCGCTTTGCGATCCGAGTTCCCGAAGGTTCGCTTCTACGAGGAGCCAAACCTGGGAGACTGGGGTCACGCAAAGCGCGCAAAAGGACTCGATCTGGCAACCTCGGACTACGCTGGGTGGTTCAACCACGATGACTCCTACCACCCAGATTACATCCTAGACATGATGAGACTTGCAGAGTCTGGCAATGATGTGGTATACTGTGGGTGGTCTAAAGACTCAAAGCCTACGTTTAAATCTGGACGCTCTACTTCTGGAAACTATATCGTTCAGATCGACAAGGGAAGGGCTGCTGGGTACTCCGATCGCCACTACGAGGCGGACGGAACCTTTATCAACAGAATTGTAGACAAAGCAAATTCTATCGCCTTCTGCGATCGAGTTCTATACTATCATAACGAGGTGCGATAATGGCACGCAGTGCAGCATGGCAGCGCAGCGAAGGCAAGAACCCAAAGGGCGGTCTTAACGCCAAGGGTCGCGCATCCTACAAAGCGCAGACTGGTGGCACGTTGAAGGCTCCCGTCAAGAAGGGCGACAATCCCCGACGCGCATCATTCCTCGCTCGCATGGGTGGGATGCCAGGACCAGAGCGTGACGAGAAGGGTCGACCGACCCGACTGCTGCTAAGCCTCCAAGCGTGGGGCGCAAGCAGCAAGGCTGATGCCAGGAGCAAGGCTGCTGCGATCAGCGCACGTAACAAGGGGACTCGTGGTCGGTAATGAAACTGCACGAGATCTGGCTCTCGGTCGCACTGACATCGAGTTCTTTGCTCGGCGCTGGCTCAATATCGATGGGCACCGAGGACAAATTGACTGGTGGCGTGCCTGCGCGGAGCGCGATGACTCGGGATACCGACCAAAATACCTTACGACGGTTGTATCCGCGGGAAATCGTGCGGGGAAAACGATGGCGATGGCGATCCTCTGCCTTCACCACGCCTTGTACAAAATGGGCATTCAACAGCCAAAACCTGACGATCCCTCAGACGCCCGACGATGGTCAAACATCCCGTACGAATGGTACCACGTAGGAATCCAGCAAGAAACTGCTGAACTCGTTCATCGAGAGATTACATCAATCCTCTCTGGTAATCACCCAGCCCAAAAGGGAAGAGGGTGTGCGCTGACGAAGGAACTCGGGAACATTGCCACGCTGGACAAGAAGTACCGAGGTGAATACCTTTGGATTAAGTTCCACCCAGTAGTTGGTGGGGCGAGCATTCACTTCCGAACGACACAGGAGAAAGCGAAGGCGCTTCTCGGGAAGGACATGAATGGGATCTCGTTCGACGAGGCGGCATTCGAGCCCCACTTGGTGGAGATCTACCAAGAGGTCCTCAACCTCCGACGCCTCTCCACGGGTGGTCCGCTCCACTTCATCGGAACGCCGACGGAAGGCATCGGCGACTACTCCGACCTCTGGGAAATGGGAAATCCCGAAAACCCAGGACGGGATGCACAGTTTATCTCCTTTCGGCTTTCAACCCGCGAAAATGTTGGATACGGACTCACCAAAGAAAACTTTGAAGCGATCGTCCGCCAGCAAGCCGAATACCTCGTCCCGCAAAACGTCGACGGATACTTCATCGAAGCGCGAGACGCATACTTCTCAGCGCAGTCCATCGACGGATCCTTTGATCCTGACACTGATACAGAATGTCCGCCACAAAGGGGACATCGCTATGTCCAGGGATGTGACCCAGGTATTTCTTCTGACTCAACATGGTCGGTCGTACTCGATTACTCAGACCGAAAGCGAATTAGAGGAGTACGAGCAAGACGACGAATTGGAAAGCAAACTATTCCGTCCGTGGTAAACATGGTTCGGGAGAACGCACTGTTGTATCAACAGGACGGCGCTTTCTGCACAACGATCGTCGATGAGACTGGTATGGGCGGTCGGCTCTTTCGGCAAGAGTTCAACGTCATTAAGCCACTCAGGGGATACGACTTCGGTGGGACTAAGTCCAAGAAGTTGGTGCTCCTTGCGACGTTGAAGTCGATGCTTGACAAGAAAGAACTGGTTTTCCCGCGAGGACAGCCATGGGACGACCTACGAAGACAGTTGCTGTCGTACAAACTTAACGATAAGAAACTTGAAACAGACGCAGTAATGGCTCTCGCGCTTGCCGTATGGTACGCATCGAGGAATCCAGATCAACCAGTCAAAGACCCAGTATTTTCCTATTACGGAGGAAGTGATTAATGGCTAAAGTTCGAGGCGTTCCACGCGCATTCCAGGGCACCAGGGCAATCCCTGGTCAGTACACGACTGACCCAGATGTCGCCACGCCAGCGCAGATTAAGTCAATCGGCAAGGCTGTCGACAAGGCTCGACGTCTTTCAAGGGGTGAGGTTATTCAAGAGCCTATGGGCGGCGGTAATCCACTCGTCACGCAAGCCACCCCAGCCACGATTACCCGAGGCGCTGCTTCTCGATCCGTAACGAATGCGGCAAGCGGCATTCGAGCAACGGGTCCTGCGGTCGCTACGTCACCAGTCGCAATGAATGCAAGTGCTGGCGGCAAGGGCGTACCACTGAACAAGCGGTTTGCCAAACTTGAAATGGAACGCCTAACCGATACGCAGTCTGCATCCGTCAAGATGCTCAAGACAAGCCTCGAAGTCCAGGACGTTAACCCAGATACCAACTTCGAGTTTAATCTTTTCGGCGAAGTGCTCATGCGCAAGCAGACCTCGGAGCCAGAGCAGAATCGTCTTCGCGCACTCTTCCGTCGATTCGACAATCTCTACCATCCAAACATCATCACGCTTGGCGGTGCCGATCACTGGGCGGACGACGCCACTGCTCGAACCGCTGGTCGAGCACACGTCTCAGTCAACGTGCACGCCGCGTATGTCAACATTCCCGCATCGCTGCAGGCGGTCATGCCTGTCATCAACTATATTCCCGCAGGCGAGGACAAGGACTCTCGCCTTATGGCAGCAAACGCTGAGCGTCTCTTCTTCCGATGGGCAGAAGAGAATCAGTTTGACGTGCTCCTTGAGGACGCCTGCTTCATCAAGTCACTCTACGGATACACCGCTGGTAAGGTCTATTGGGACGCGGAGAATAACCTCCCTCGCCTACGCATCGTTGAGATGCCAGAAAACCTTTACCTTGGGTTTGGTATGTCCGACTTCAGCCGACTCGACTGGGCGCTCTACACCTACGGCATGAGCCCGCAGGCTGTCGAAGAGGACTACGGCATCAAGGTCGTCGCCACCCAGCAGGGCGGCAAGTGGTACAATTACACGGCATCCACGCATGACGACCCGATTGCCAACGTCTACCAGAATCAGTTTGAGCGCAACCCGCTCCGCCGCGAGACGCCGTACGAGATGCAGCAGGTCGAGGTGTATGACTACTGGTACAAGGTTCCAGGAGCACCTGGCAAGGCTCCAACAGTCTACAACGCAATCTTCGTCGGCAATACACTTGTTAAGAACAGCCGACACGCAGAATACCGCGGTGAGATCCCGTACGTTCTTCTAGCAAACGCCAAAGTCCCTGGAAGCCCATACGGTAAGCCAGAACTTTACGATGTGGAGCAGTTGCTCCGCGAGAAGGACGAGCGCATCACCAATCAGGCGCAGATGATCCACTCGGTTATCGGTGGACAGATGTTCCAGTTGGTCGGACCAGAAGCGCCAGACGAAGTTCCAGCCAATGCGATCCCAAAGCCTGGGAAGATGGCTGCACCTGGACCTGGAAATGAGATCCGATCGATCTCCCCATTCATTCCTCAGTTCCAAATCGAAGACTATAATCGACGAGTCGACAGAGAGATCGCGGTGGTTACGGGGCTTAATGACCTCCTCCTCGGGCTCGCCCCTTCGGGCGTGCTTGGGTCATCCCGTGCCATCGCGTCTCTCGTCGCCAACTATGAGGCACGCATTGCCCCAAAGCGCAAGTTGCTCTACTCCTGGATTAAGCAGGTGTGGAAGATGTGCGCACAGATGTGGGAGACAAAGCAGCCAGAGGTTGGTCTTGTCTTTGGTGGAAACTACCGACTCGACATCACCCCGCCAGAACTCACGCCACGAGACACGCTCGAACTGGCACAGACAGCAATCAACCTTGTCCAAAACCGCATCTGGAGCGCAGAACGCGCAATGGATCGTGTGGGCGT